CGGATGCCCTCATCTTGCGTAAGGAATGATTGAAAAGCATTCTTCTCTACTATCCACTCACTAGGTGAGTACAGGGAAGTCCAATCAAAGATTAACTGGCGGATTGCAGCAGGCGTTGGCCTAGTAATTTTAATAGCATCAACGATATAGCGTTTATGTGTAACCCGATCAACAGCGTAACAAATGGCGGCTGTATCACCAACCATAGCGGGATCAAGACCACAAATAAAAGAAAAGCCATTGACATCACGCGGATGGCCTGGGTGACCAGGAACCAAACGACCTGCTTTACGCATACCATCAATAGAACCTCTTACACATACTGGATCAAAGATGGCATCATCTGAGATGTCTTGTTGCTGATATACCAAAGCCCAGGTACTTGCATCCATAGCTTGGCGTTCGTTGTAAAGGTTGCGACCATTCCATCTAGGATAGAGGCCGTCCTCATTCAAATCTGATTCTGTCTGTCCATCAAAGGGAGCATCACTTGCAGGCCAGAGTGTTTCCCACTTCTCAGGGTCTTCGTCCGTTGTCAGCAAAGCTGGCATAGCAAGATATGTCCACGGGACCAAACCACCAGGGTAGCGGTCTTCGGAGCGTAGCTCGCGGTATAGGTCAACTGCGGTAACGCGGGTACCTACGATAATTAACTTACCAGTAGGGTTAAGACGAGAACGCACATCCTGGGTTAACCAGCGAATCTGCTTCTCAAACTCGTTGGCGTTCTTAAGAGTCACCGCGTCATCGACGATAATCATATCGGCACGCTTACCGTAGATCTGACCACCGATACCAACGGCTTCGATGTTCGGGTCCTTTTCAGATGACTCACGTAGCTCATCACCAAAGGTGACACGGGTTGCCTGCCACGAGGCAGACTTAGAGTTAAACCCTACGCCAGCAGCGTAAGCCTGTTGGAGTGCTTCATAATTTGGATGAGTCAGGCGTTGCTTGATGGCGTAGAGAAAGTCTGCAGCTAACTGCTGGGTCTGAGATACGATGAGTACTCTAAAGTTAGGGTTCTGACAAACCTGCCACGTGACGTAATCAATGGTCACGGTCATAGACTTGGCGTGGTTGGGCGGAATGTTCAAAAGGATTCTGTTATTAGCCAGACCCTTTTCATACTTCATAGAAGGGTGTAGCCACCCAGGTTCTCTACCTTCGATTACATCTATTAGGTTCTGCTGATGTGGGAAGGTGCGGGAGTGGAGGTACTTCTGGCGAAACTCGGCAAAGGTTAAGTCGTGGACATCAGATGAGACAAAGGACTTGTCTTTGAGACCTAGCCGTGTTCGGTCAATTTTGTCTGCAAAGATTTTATCTGAGCGACGGTAGTACTCATAAGTCTTAATAGATTTGCCAGCAGAGGCGGTAGCTGCCTCAACTGTCATACCCTCTGCTACAGCGCCAAGGATAATTCTCTTGGCAATATCGGCACTATTGTCAGCCACGTGATCTCCTAAAATTTATTGGGGACGGGCCGTAATCGGTTCGTTTTTACACGAGGCGCGTAGGCCTCGGGACGGAATCAGAGATTCCTTATACTAGGCGAGGAAGGTTTTATCTACCAGTAGATAGACCTCACCCCACTAAAAGTACTGGGCAGGTCGGGCTTAACGCCCGAAGGAGCCACAGCGAACTGAGGGGTAAGTTAGTGCTCGGCCTAGGGGCCTCGCTAGAGGCCAACCGCCTTCTGCTCAGGGCTTTTCCTATTAAAACCCCTTACTATATATAAGGCAGGAAATTTAACGCATTTCCCGTTTTTAGAATGTGACCTTCATCACAGTATATATAACCGCAGGTCAGAGCCGTATTTCAGCTTTAACTTTAGCAAATATTTTTTGTTGGGGTATATATACACCCGCACAAAACAATTAAGCATAGGGGGGTAGTGCTGCCCCGCTTTTGGTCTGCCCCACCCCCTGCCCCTGTGGATAACTGGTCAGACCTGTGGATAACCTGATTAACCGGCCGGTTTTGGGTTACTACCATTCCGGCGCAGCCCCATTCACAGATAACTCTCAACATTCAACAACACCTTGATAGTTGGACAGGTAAACATTCCGCCCAGATATTTCCAGGTATTGATCGCCCCAAAAGTAGTTGAACATTCAACGATTCTAAAACCGACACCATCAAGATCTACCGTTTTAGCTATGACTAGTCAGCTAAAAGTATGACCATTTGCAGATACTTTAGTATTGACACTATGGGGAATAGTGCGGTACTTTTAGACCATTGAAGCGCACCTACCTAAAACGCTTTAATAGATCGGTAAATAAATGAACATCTATTCAATTAACCTGGTATTCACAACAGATCGCCCAATAAGCGAGATCGAACTAGACACCTTGAGAATGCAGGTGCTCGCCCAGATCGAGGAACCTGTCACTCTTGATGGTGATGATGTCGATTACACCACTACAATTATTAAGGGAGATAAATAAATGGGAATTCAAATTAAATACACAGATGACAATGGCAAAAAGGTCACATTCGCACCAGTGGCGCGTCAATGCTGGGACGGATCGCACCCAATTTGCACATCATCCGACAGTGAATTAGCAGAATGCGTTTGCTGGTGTGCAGAGTGTAAAGAGATTATGGCACAAATTACGAAAGGTAGAATTTAATGAAATACACGGTTATCGCCGTACAGACCAGGACCTACCAAATAGAGGTAGAGGCGACAGATCCTGGGGCTGCAATTGATTCATTGAATGAATGGATAGAGGACGATTTCGAGGATCACCTAACCTGGGCAGAGTGGAAATTGGAGGCAATGGGATGAGACAGACTTGTTACGGATGTGATTATTTTTTCACCTCTGAGGAATTAACCCTATTTAATGACCATCAACACGGAGAGATTACACTCTGCGCTAAGTGTTTAGAGGCGATGGGATGAAAGGATTAACTAAGCGCGGGAGGATAGTGCTCATTTATATCCCTCTAGTTGTATCTATAACCGCTCTTATCTTATGGGTGAGCGCGAGGGTCTGGTATGTACCAGGGCACGGTTATTGCATAGGCACAATGCTTGAATGTTTCACTAGGTAGGTGACTCTCCTCCCTTGCTTGCGGGCAAGGGAGAGGGAGCCGGTACCTAGCCGGATTATAGAAAGGGTTAAAAATGACAGTAGAAAGAGTCAAGCACAACGGGGCGATTATCGTCTCCGATTATGTAGGCACAGGCGCGGGAGAGTATCTATTTACCCGCACTTATTACGGCTACACCGTTTCCGAAGCTAAAACGCTATTCAAGATCGCGTTAGAGGGAGAGAGTAAGTAATGAGTATCTTAATCGGAAAGTGCCTAAATTGTGGGAAAGTCTATGGCAATAAAGTATCTGGCACACTAGAGAGTATCTATAACCTAGAGGTAACGCATAAGTGCGAGGGAGAGGAAAAGTAAAATGAAAGTAAAGTGCGTAGAACGCGAGATTACAGGGTTTCATAAAACCCTAGACATTGAGCACGAGGGAAAGTCATACAGGGCGGAGTTGCAATACGACGAATACAACGGCTATGAGGTTCGTTTTTACAACGAACAGGGAGAGTGGATAGAAATGCCGGAGTGGGCAGACCTATTCGATAACGCGGAACGCTCACTAGATTACACACTAGATAATGCTAGTGGTATGTGGGAATTCTGCCCCGCTATTCCTGGCGAAATGGAGGTAGCGGTATGAAAGATAAATACCTAGTAACGCTAGAGGTAGACACTTATGACGGAGATCCGAGAGAGTGGGATTGGAATAGACTTTCAACGGGTACAGACGAGATCAAAATAATTAGTAGCGAATTCAAGGGTAGAGTGCTACCCACTAATGAGGAGGAAAGCGAATGAAATTGAGCGACAAAGAATACGGAACGATTATCTTTGCACTAGAGGAGTATCAAAGTATCTTAGACAAAGAGGGTGATGTTGCTACCCGCAACTATGTCATAGATTTAATACACAAAGTAGACAACAACAAGGGAGAGAGTAATGAATGACGATCTAGTTCAATGTGATTTTTGTGGTGAATGGTATGAGAACGAGGGAGAGAATAATGAATGATGCAATTAGCTGGTCAGAGTTAGCAGAACTAACGCACGCCACACAGGTAGAGCACTTTAATTTCTGCTCTTGTGAGGATTTAGAACCACACGAACACCCATACGCAGATTGTCCAAAAGGAGGAGAGTAATGAGTAAAGTAATGACCAAAGGCTGCACCTGTAATGAGTTAGATGATGACCTCAAAGACGAAGGCTGGACTTGCTACGCCTGTTATGAGGACGACAATGAATAAAGAATACTTAGAAGCTAAGTTTGATCTATGTATAAACCAGGCTGAGAAGAACATCAAAGAGGAGGAGATCGCGGAAGCGATTAAGAACCTCAAGCGTGCCAACAGTGCACTGTCGCAACTATTCGGGTTCGAGGAGGACGAAAATGACTAGAGAGTTTATTACTAAGGCACACTACCCAGACGATAGAGTGCTGCGCTTATTGGATAGCGGTACAAAGTTTATGGGAGACAGTATGCACCCGCCAAAGAGTGACCTAGTGCTGCTCTATGAGGTAGTAGATACGCAAGGTAGAGCTATATGGGGCGGGGAGGATGAAGCACAGGCTGTTAAATGGCTACGCCTTAACCTGCGTGATGGGGCGAGGATGATAGTAAGTGCTTGGGATAGTGATGATGAGGATGCTCATTTGGTAGGTCAGAGCATAGATATAACAGGCATAGTCCTGTATGCTTTCAAGGAAGGACTAAAAGTATGATGTACTGGTTAGGTTTGGCAGCGATAATGCTGGTAGCCTATGTGCTTATAGTGTGGGAGGACAAGATCAATGGAGAGTAAACAGGTAAGCGGGAAACAATCTATCCACTACCGTAATTATAGAAGGGCTAGAGACAAGGCGCTTACGCGCTTAGCACACCTATACCCCGACACATACAAGCAATTGCTTGATGAACAAAGGAGTTTCGATGAGCAAGAAGGTAAGACTTGGAACATTACTGGTGATAGTAAGCTTACTATTGCTATCCATACACGGGCGAACGCCGTCCCTACATTTACCGACAGTGGTACCGGAGATGAAGGCAAGAACAAAGGCAACAATGGAGGAGAAGCGTGAGAACAAGGCACTTACAATTAGTTTCCTCAACGCACTTGGATACAACAAGCAGCAGCAGGCGTGCGCTATCGCCTTATGGACCCGTGAAAGCAGGCTTGACCATCTTGCCGACAACCCAAGATCAACAGCTTACGGAATTGCTCAGCTCCTTGGAGAGCGTAGTAGCCAACCTGAATTACAAATCCTTCGCGGTGTACGATACATTGAACATCGCTTTGAAGGCAGTTTCTGCAGCGCTCTTAAGCACTCAGACCGAAGGGGCTGGTACTGATGCTGACGGGAGTTAGTTTATTTGCAGGCGTAGGAGGCTTTGACCTTGCTATGCAACGACAAGGAGTAAAGGTAATAGCCTCGGTTGAGATAGATAACAATTGCAACCAGGTATTGGCGCAGCATTTTCCTGACGCTACACAATTTACAGATGTAACCACAGTAAAGGGAGAGGATCTAATCAATGCAGGATTTACACCAAGCACAGGAATTATTACAGGAGGATTTCCCTGCCAAGACCTCAGCGTTGCTGGCAAAAGAGCTGGTCTTGCTGGC